ATATCTGTATCGCACTTTAGAAGCATTACAAAAGGAGATGAGTTATGCAGGACGCTACCGTCCAATCGATCCCACAGACGAGCCAAGCACCAGTGGCAGTCGCCCCGAGCAATTACGTGGCGGCAGCTCCTCAGGCAGTGCCCTCCCAAGCGCCGGCTCCGTATCAGGTGGGTACGAGCTACCCCCAAGCGGTACCTCAGGCAGCCCCCAGCTACCAATCAGCCCCTATTCAGTACGCCCCCCAATCCCAACCGGATTCGGCGGCGAGCAATCCCTGGGAATCGGCGTTCAACAAGGTGGTGAACCTGCTGAGCGCACCAGTGCAATCCCCGTTCCAGGGTCAACCGTCGCAACCGACGACTCAGTTTACCCCGGCCAATTACGGACAGCCCAGCAGCCAGGGTACGTTTCAATCGGCTCCGCTGACATGGTCGCCCAGCCAGGAATCCTCGCCCAACTATTCCCAAACCTCCTCGAATCCCTCCTTGGAGCAAATCGCGGACCTGGTGGGAATGAGCCAGGAAAGCCGTCAGGTGATGGACGCGTTCGGGATCGAAGCGCCGGCTCTGCTGAACAATTACGCAGTGCAGCTGGAAAGCCTGGTGGACAGCGCCGTCGCGTGGGGAAACAACGCAAGTGATCTGATTACTCGTTATGCAAATTTTGCTGTTAATGAGCATCAGCACAATCTGGCCTATAACGAAATTCTGACCAACCCGGACGTTCTTAGCGATTACACGCTGAAGTTCTTTGGTCCCGAAGGCCCTTATCCTGTGTACGAAAACGAAGCTCAATTGGAGACTCGTGGCTATCCCACCGCTCCGCTGAACAACGCAATGGCTCAACTGGGCAATTTCCCCGCTCCTCCTGCCGCCGCCGCACCTCAAGCACAAGGCGATTTCTGGGGCGGCTTCAATGAGCAAATGGCTCGTGATCCTCAAAATGCCTGGCGACTTTTGAACCAGGCTCAACCTCAAGCCGTCGCAAGCAAGTTGTTTGTGATGGAGTGATTTTTTCAGCCAGTAATCTAATTTAGGTTACTGGCTGTTAAAATTTTCATAGATTAGGCAAAAGCCAAATCTTTCACCCGATAAAACTTAATTTCGGAGGATAAACCAAGGTGTTTATTGATAGCTAGTTCAGATCCTGGTAGGTATTACCTTTCAAGATTTGGTAAATAGCTACGTGATTGCAGTTAAACTTTTCAGCAATTTTTCTATAAGAAAGACCTGCTCCTTTTAAAGTTTTAATTTGCTTTACGTCTTCTGAAGAAAACTTTCTTAAAGACTTCTTCGGCTTTCCTTTACTGGCAAAACCATTGTTCTTATAACAACCCGTTTTCCAGGCCCTTGTCAAATTCTCTTGTTTGGTGACGATCTGAAGATTTTCAACTTGATTATTTCTCTTGTTGTTATCTACATGATCTACTTGTAAAGAAAAGGTATTTGTTCCATGCGAACGAAGATCTAATCCTAAAAAAGCAACCGCCATCAAGACATGCAAATGAAAACGCTTCCGTTTTCCATCAACAAGGACTGAAATACGATCGTAAGAACTGGTTGAACTAATAGAAAGCTCTACAAAATATTCTTGATTTTTTTGATCAAGTTGTTTTTCAAAAGCTTTTCCTTCTTCAGTTAAGTAAAGATTTCCAAATCCAGGTACAAGTTTTGGATTCATGTTGTTTATAAACAAGTTTCCAACACTGTAACATACCTCACCTGAACGCTCAACGTTGTCACCTCACCAAGTAATTGATGAGTGCAAACCGGATGAATTCAGGGAAGCCCTAACGTAAAGACGAGGGTAATCCTGAGCCAAGCCAATCAAGCCCGTGATTGGAAGGTGCAGAGACTACTGGGGGTAACACGATCTTGTTACGTAATACCAGATTTAGCGTCCGGCATCCCTCAGGGATGAAGAGATAGTCCACCCCTCTAAGAGATTAGAGACCAGGAGAACGACTTTCCTAAGATTTTGGGTGCGGAACTTTACCGTCCCCATCCTGCTTACATCGCTGAAATGGCGGTTGAGCCCGTGGTCGTCCACGACTTTACCCGTCAACCCGGTCAAACCGTTCAGCTTGATCGCTACAAGTTCTGGGGTACCCCTGGTACCAAGGACAGCCGCGAGCGTGTGTCCGACCAGACCATCGGTACTGCCAACAGCCGCAACATCACCAAAGAGAAGGTGCTTGTTGTGCTGAAGGAATACACCGGCCCTGCTGATCCGGGTGATCCGACCCAACCCAGCACCTTTAAGATTGCTCGTGAAACCCTGGTTACCGCCCAGCGTCTGCTGCTGGATACCGGCAACCTGAATATGTTCCACCAGTCGATCGGCAGCTTGACCCTGCTTGACGACTATCGCCGTTGGCGTGACCGCGTCTTTATTGACGAACTTGCCAAAGCTGAAGCAAATGGCGAAGCTTCTGGTACCCAAGGTGGTTACTACTTCCCTGGTGGCAAAACCAAGAGCGCTTCTGGTCAAATCACCTATACCGCTGCTGAGTACACCGCTCAAGTGCAGCAGTTCCACGTTGCTACCGATCTTCTGACTGTTGTCAAGGATCTGCGTAAGCGCAACGTTCCGACCTTTGCTGATGGTCTGTATCGTTGCATTTGCGATCCCACTTTCATGATGCACCTGCGTCGTGATGCCGACTTCCGTGAGATTGCTCGTTACGCTGGCAACCCTGGCCAAGGCATGTACATGGGCAATCCCATGATGCCGAACAACGCCAGCTTCTACATGGGTCCCCAAGCTGGTCAGGCTTATTTCCTGGCTGGTGAACCCGTCATGCCAACTGGTGTTCAGTTTGAAGGCGTTAAGTTCTTCGAGTCGACCAACTTCCCGACCAAGAACGTTTCGGCTTCCTTCACCGGCGCTGCCCCTTATGCCAACCAAGAAGTTGCTCAAGGTTTCTTCTTCGGCCCTCAAGCCATTGGCGTTGGTATCGGCGGCCCGAACGCTCAGGTGTTGATCAACAACAACGACGACTTCAGCCGTTTCATCATCCTCATCTGGCAACTGTACGCTGGCTTCGAGATCCTGAACAAGGACTTCGTGACCACCGCCTACAGCTTTGTGTCTGATGACGGCGTTCTCTGATAATTAACCATGAGTTCACAACATAGGAAAAGATAAATGACCTATTTGTCTGCTAAGAAAATCTATCCCGGCAACTGGGCGGAAGCTCTGAACGGTTGGTACAAAAACATTGATACCAACGATGACGGGACTAATAACGCCTCCAAGGGTGGCCCCACTTCGGTGCTGGCCATCCCCGGCTATCGCTACTTCCAACAGCGTGGTTACGTGGCCGTTACCGCTACCTCTGGTGGCGGTGCAATCGGTACCGGCAATGTGATCGTTCCTTCCCCTTATCGGACTGACGACACTCGTCCCGATATCACCGGCATGGTGATCTCTGGTGATTCCACGCTGCCTGCTTACGTTTATCGCGCCACCATTTCGGTTGCTTCTGGCTGGGGTGACGGCCGTGTTGCTTCTGGTATTTACGCTGCTACCGGCAACGTTCTTACCTTCTGCCCTGATGCCAGCGGTCCTGTGGCCGTTACCGGTGTTGGCGAAGGTGTGTCTCAGGCTAACCTGACTTCTACCGTTTCTGGCTCTCAGCCTGGCGAAGTCTTCTTTGCTGGTGGTTCCGCTGCTTACAGCAACAACGCTCTGCTCACCGCTACTGGCGCTGCTGGTGTCACCGCTTCGGGTGTGTATAAGGAAGTTACTTCCGCTACCACCTATAAGGTGTACGCTCGCGGCACCACCACTGGCACCACCACTTCTGGCGGTTGGTACATCTCCAGTGGCGATTCGAATGCTGGTCGCGCTGGTTACTTCGTCGTTGAAGTGTGCTATATCCAGCCTGACACCGCCCCTGGTTATGAAGACATTGACGGCTATCTGATTGGTCGCACTGTCAGCTGATTAGGGTAAACTAGGACCAGAATGCTTTTCTGGTCCTCATGCTCTACAAGCACCTAAAGACTAATGTCCGCGTCAAAGTTGTAAGTGAATGGGATGATGGCGATTGGTTTATGGTCGAAGACCAAGACGGTCGCCTTTTTACTGTTTACAAGACTGAACTAGCTCCTGACGAACAGGCAACTAAAACTGTCAAAACTCTTCAGGTTAAGGACAAAGCAGCCAAGGAAGAACCGCGATCCTTTCCCCCTGATAATCGCCTCAACATTAATGGGGCAACTGCTCAAATGATTGCAGATCACATCAAGGGCATCGGGCTTAAAACAGCTCGTGAGATCAAGGATCTCCAGATGTCTTTGTCGGGTGAAAGATTTAATAATCTTGAGCAGCTAAGACAAATTAAAAGAGTCGATTGGGACTCGGTTCTAGCGGCTGACTTAATCCGTGTATAAACCATCTCCTTCAAAGCCCCTGGGAAACCGGGGGTTTTTAGTTTTAGAATAAAAAGAAAACAATAATGGCTGGTTTAATTCCTATTGGAAGTATTGTTGATCCAAAACTCGATGTGTTTCCAAGCACCGGGGCGCATTTGGATTCACGAATCATTCCGCGCTTTGGGCCGAGATCTGGCAAACGAATTAATCCAGAAGAAGCGCGAACTCTTCTTCAAAACGTATTGGTTGGACCCAATCAAACACCATTGGTCCAACAAACAAAAGAAGGATGGAAGTGGAATTTTCCCATTACCAGTAAATATGGTCCCAGGGATGCGCCTACTGCTGGAGCAAGTACTTATCACGAAGGGATAGATCTAGCTATTCCTGCGGGAACTCAGCTTTCCTATAAAGGTTATGGTACCTTTCAGCCTGAAAGGGGATATGGAGTTTTAAAAACAACTGACCCACAGGGCAATCCTTACGATATTCAATTTCTTCACACAACTCCAGCAAAAGCTGCCAGTGTTGGCTCAAGTGAACTTCCGTCTGCACCTAAACTACCTGTAGAAGAGACTACAAAAGATTCTGGTAGAACAGAAGATATCTTAAAAGCTTTTCTTTATGGTACTCAGGCTGGCGCAGGAGAAAAACAAAAGACGTTACAACAAGAACTAAAAGAGCAATTATTAGGAAATGTTTTATCTCAAGCACTAAATCCAACTTCTTTTTTATCTTCTTACAACACTTTGGATCCGTACATGGCGGGATTCAATACTGGCTCTAAAGACTTTTTTGGCGGTATTTTTGGTTGATTACTTGCTTTTATAATTAAACGATAAGGAGACTCAGAAGTGCAGTTAAGCGACTTCGATAAGAGTAGAGTCCGGTATCATCTGGGCTACTTCACGGTGACCGTGCCAGCGGGTGATTACGCCCGATTGGAAGAAGCGATGAACACCGTTCCGGATTCTTATTTCTACGACAAGATCACTATCCAAATCGGACGGTGTGATACGGCAGAAAAGAAAACAGAAGTTGCTACTTCTCCTTCTACACGTTTAGAAAGTATCGTTGGTGACGTTGATCGTACTATTCGTTCTAGCAATGCCAAAGAAGCATTGAAAGTATGGGACGAGATTTATCTTTACGAAACAAATCGTTTAGCCAACATTCTTTACGTTCCTAACTACAAGGATCCGTTCCAGGCTCGGTATCGCTATGAGCGTTCAGGCGCTGAATTTATTCAGGCACTGCCTGGCCCTGCTGACACTGCAGTGGGTTCTCGTATTTATCTTCATGAGGTTTGGCGGTAATGAATCCACTTTCCTTTTTGCTTAGCCAAGGGCGCCGTGCAATCGGAGTGGCCGATGATTTCATAACTCGTGATTTAATTCGAGCTTTCCGCGCCGCTGGCCCTCAAGTAAGAAAAGCAGCTGTTGCAGGAAGTCTTCCGGCAAAATTGAATATTATTGCTAGAACCAGGCCCATGCAAGCAGCCGGAGCATTAACGGCTGTTGGGTCGACCGAGGTAGTCAGGCAAGCACTTAATCAACAGTCTCCGGCAGCTCCAGGAAACGCTCTTGATCGTTTTGTAAGTTCAATTGTACCTGATTCAATTGAACGTCCTTTAATGAACTTTGCTCGCGAACAAGAGAAAAAAGGTTTTGGTGGTGCTTTAGAACTAGCAACACCCTTTGGTTTTTTGGCCGCGCCTTTTATTCCTAGTACAAACATTTCACCCAAGACCGTAACAGTGCCGCAACAACGCATAAGTAACTTACCCCCTGGTTATCGAGAATCGGAACTTGCGGCAGGTGCTGCTGCAGAGGCTTTTCGCCCAGGTGCTGGATTCCCTGGCCAACAACAAAAGGTTTCTTCTGATCCAAGGCAACGGGCACAAGATCAAGAGCGTTCACGTGCAGCTCAGTTAGCTGAACAAGATCCACTTTTTAAAAAATATCAAGTTGCTGATTTAACAAAAGCATATAACGCCGCAAGTTCACCCGAAGAAAAAGAAAAAATTGGTTTGCAGATCTGGGCAACCACTAATCCTGAATTAGCCAAACGTGTTCGCCCCGGTCAAGTCGGATATCAAACCTCTGCGGCCATGCGGGGTAGCCAAGTGTTCGGTACAGATATCCCTGGAGTGACTCAAACAGTTTATGGACAAGCCAGCGAAGCGGCTGGTCTTCCCAGTAACGTACAATTCCCTTCTGCCGCCCAGATGCCTACCACCGGCTTTGGCTTGGGTGTGGATGCACAGCAGCTAGGCGTCAGCGCTCCAGGGCAGATGCCGCCTTCCATGATCGGAACGGAAGTATTGAAGCGTGGACTTCAAGTTCCATCTTCTGAAGATCTGACACAAACGCAGCTAGCACTTCTTAAGCGTGCATTTGAGAGTCGTTTAAAATAACCTTTTGATAAACTTATAAACTTGGCATTGCATTGCATGTAAGTCCACCAGCTGGATAATTGATCTTTTGATCTATGGAGGCCAGTGTTGTTGCTTTAATCCAATGATTCTTTGCCTTAATTTTGTCAAACGCCTTGCCGCCGCTTTAAGCATTATTGCTTCTCTTCAAGCTGTGTTCATCCCTGGTCTCAAGGCCGAGTCAAATTGGGTAGGAGAATAAGGACAGTAAAATAGTAAGCATGGCAGATAAAACATCCCGCTATCGCCAGTTGCTTCAGAGGCCCCAGGTTCGGGCTTTGCTGAATACAATTCGCTATGCCGAAGGAACTCCTGGCGAGTCCGGATACAGGACCATGTTTGGTGGCGGCAAATTTAATGATTTAAGTCGTCATCCAGCTCGTGTTATTAAATCTGGTCGTTACGCCAGTGACGCAGCAGGTGCTTATCAGTTTCTTTCGGGGACTTGGCAGGGTGTTGCCAAAGAGCTGGGACTGAAAAAGTTTGGTCCCGAAGAGCAAGATATTGCCGCGCTTCGGCTTATTGAACGCCGTGGCGCCTTAGATCCATTTCTGCAAGGTGCCAAGTTTGGCACCGTCATGGATAAACTTGCTCCTGAATGGGCTTCCTTGCCTACCGCTGCAGGTCAGAGTTACTACGGGCAGCCAGTAAAAAGTTTGGGGGACTTGTACAAAGTTTACGAAGAGCAGAAAAAACTCTCTGTTCCGGCTCAAGCTGTTGCAACGATACCTCAGGGTACTGACACACGTTCTGTGGAAGACATTCTTTCTTCTTCCCTAGGTCTTGGCCAAAAACCAGGATTAGATAATACCAACGAGAAATCGCAAGGTTTGGTTAATGCTTTAAAGCGTTCTCTTCTCGGATCTGTTCTTTCTACTATTACTAATCCTACAAGCTTAATTGGGCTGCCATAATGTCAAACTTTGCTAAATATCTTGATGCCTATCCCGATATTCTTCCGGGGGATATTTACGGGCCTAAGATTTTTCAACCGGACGAAGAAGATGAGGGTTCTTTTTTTCAAAACTTTTTGGCTTTACAAAATAATCCCACATCGGTTTTGTTGAAAAAAATTAACATCCCAGATAATTTGCGACAGTTTATGAATATGAGCGGCATTCAATAAGGCTATAATTAACAAAAAGCGGTGTAAAAAAATTGGCCTCGACATCTACAAATAAACAGCCTTTGCTGATTGATCGGCCTTTGTTTGACTCTGTGAGAGTCACGACGCAAACGGTTGGCAATTCTTCTGCGAACACACTGTTTGTTCAAGGCGGACAAGCGCCATCCATCCTGGTGGATATGGATGCAGCTTTAAGTGAAGATACTAATAACGGGGGCGTGATTGATTCAATTACTATTACAAGAAATAACTTTAATCGTTCTGCTGATTATGTTGTTAACGCGACGACGTCTGGAACTATTATTTCTTTAGTGAGCGGACAAATTGTAGATATTGCGACTACGGGTGTTTTAACAGGCTTAGGTGCTGCCAGTGGCGCCGGCTATTATATTTATACCGGTGCCACGACTCTTACAGGTGTCAATACCGCTCTTGAATACTCTGGCGGTACTGCTACTGGTTTTAGCTATAACGGCGTGAATTACGGATACAAACCTGCAGTTACTTTTGCGTTTTATCATACGCGTGGCACAACCAATCCCATTCCTGCCAATGGTGATTATCGTCTTTTATTTGCAAAAACGGTTCCAGCAAATAGCGAGGTTGTTGACTGTTCTGATGTAATGCCCGCTCTTTCAACCCCTGTTCCGCAAGCCGGAAACAGCACAGGACTGGGTAACGGCACGCCTCTGCGTGGGCGTGGGATTTATCTGGAACGTGGCGATCGAATTTACGTGGGCGTTTTCCCGGACGGCCCTAACCCTTCTGGCTACATTCCAGGTGCTCATATCACTGCACAAGGAGGTTTCTTTTAAGAATGGCCAAAACCAGTGGGAGTTCTTTTGGGGCTTTCGCTCGTTCGGAGAACTTTAGTCCTAACGGAGTAAAGCCGATAACCACTGAATTTTCTCGTGGTTCGGTGCCAGATTCTCTTTATTCATCCAACAGGGAGGCAGCGTGGTCCAGGTGGAGGCGTGGCTATGAAATTGCTACAGCTTCTTTCTATGACAATAGCTTTACATATCCCTTTAAATATGTAATCCCCGTTGCATCTGGAACTCCGGGTTCGGTTTCTAACCCTCAACCCACGGTTTCAGGTGCTTTTGTTGGTTTTCCAACTAAAAACAAAGAACTTGGAATGCACTGGGCCGGTTGGCGATATGCAGGTTCACTTCGGTGCGATCAACTAACAGATCCAGTCAGCTCTCAAAAACTTTCAATTGCTTCCGTAACGGAAGACAGCAGCTATTGGTATGTGACTTTGGCAGGGACCTGGAGCCCTTCTAATCCATTGCCGCCACCGTTCTATGTTCAAATCGCAGGTGCTCCCTTTGGGATTACTCCGATTACAACGGAGATTCTTGAAGATCGAGTAATTGTCGACGGTGGACCCATCATTAATGCAGATACAATTGATCCCGCTACACAAAAAAGATATGGCTATGTTCAAGCAGTTTTGGTACAGACAAATCCGTTTACCGGTGTTTTGAAGTTTCGAAAGGCTGGTTCGGTTTATGTTTCGCCCGACAAAGAGTTGCTAACGCCGTCTCCAGTTGGCTTTACACCGGGAAGATTTTTAATTACTGGGGCTCGTTTTTGTTGCTCTTGTCAAGATTTTACCAGACGAGACTACATGTATGTTCAATCAGATGGAGACACCAGTCGTAAAGTTTTCCCGCGAAACAATGTGGCAACAATTAAACCGGGCCGTTATGAACGAATGACTTTAAGCGGTGTTTTAAATAACAGCGCAATGACTTCTGCTCAGGTCAATCGACAGATGACCGTGTATTCGCCCCCCGGTCAGAATGTGCCTTTCCCCCAGGGAGGATCAGTACCAACGCCAGGAGCCGCGAGGGATAATCCGGGCATTTATTCAGAATTTGGTGCAACATACTTGAGAAGCGGAGCCAATCGCGATAATCCAGCTATCCCCGGTTCTGCGGCAGATGGCATGCCGAGTTATGGAGATTATTCGACAAGCAGTGGAGTTATTACTTCATTAACAGATAACTGGACACCGTTGTTGGATGAGTTTAGATATTGCAAACACATTTACGCGCTCAAGTTTGCAGACGGAACTTTTCCCCCAGAGCCTTCCGACTTTCCTGTCCAGCAAGGATCGATGGCAGCCTGGGAGCAAAAATTAGTTGATCAAAACGAAAAAGATCAAAGTGAAATTGCTGCAGCCTTGTTAACTCGTGGCGCACTGTCCAAGATGGATGTGCCGCCTTATAACTGTCAGTCGCCAATGATGATGCCAATGATGCAAAAATTATTTAACATTCCCTCTAATCTGGTGGCCATGGAAAATTTCACGATGATTGATAAAGAGGGGAAAGAGTACGTTCCATCTTTAAATCAAGAACCTAGTACATAAATACTTGATGTATACTTACGTTAAGTCTCTTGAGACTTATTAAGGTTTTCTTTAGCCCTTGCTTCCTGGTACCCCGAGCAGTTATGGTCGGGTTAATCCAGCTCATATTAGTCATGTCCTATCAGCCGCCGGTAGATCAGCGGATAGTAGACGAATATTTCAAGCTGATCTCCAAACCAAAAACAAAAGAAGTCGGATGGCTTTATGCCATGGTTGCTACGTATGGTGTCAAACCAGAAGATTTAATGGATTTTAAATGGGGAGACGGAGCCGAAATTTTTCTTAAAACTAAAAAAAAATCAATCCCCCCACTGCATCTTCAGTGGGTTTTGCTTTTTGAACTAAAAGAAAAACAGCCCCGCGATCTGCAGAGCTGCTTATCTTCTCTTCGTGTTTCTCTTTACCAGGCTATCGCATATCAGAAAGTGTCCTTAAACATTACTGATTTACTCCTAGCCCATCGTCTGCGCAAATCTCATTACAAGAGTTTCAAACGCAAGAAGGCATTAGCCCCTGCTTTTGCAGGTGTCTCCTGATTTTTTCTGTGTTCCAGCGATAGTTGTCACGAGAACGCGTTTCGGGGAAAGCTGCAAAATGCGGACCCAACTTCAGAGTGCCGTTGTCGCGGTACTTGAAGAGTGTCTTGCGGTCAATGCCGAGGAGTTCTTCGGCCCTTTGGGCGGAAACCCAACCCCTGATTTTGGTCATGGCGCGGAAAAAACGCGTGCTCACATACGTTATCGGTCATTGCTATGCCGTCAAGCTTCTTAATATACACTTAAGCTTTGTGTTGCGTTTCTATACAAATGTGGAGAAATTAAAATAAGATAACGGCAACCAAAGAGCATGTTCAGTTGCGAGCAGGAACCCCTCTCTCTACTGATTGAATTAACTCCCAAGTTAGCAAAAAAACGTTATCGGCAATCAATATACGAAGCCTGGGATCATGCCTGTGGTTATTGTGGCGAGCCAGCCACATCGCTTGATCACATCATTCCCCGCTTTCGGTCTGGTTCAAGCTATCGACATAATCTTCTTCCAGCTTGTCGTCGATGCAATTCAAATAAAGCAAGCACTAAAATGGAAGATTGGTACCGACAACAGATATATTTCAGTGAGGAAAGGCTGACAAAAATCCAGGCATGGATGTCAGAAGACCTGATAAGCCTCCTTTCTTATAATGTGGATACGATGCTTCCAAGTTTTGCGGCAGGATAATGCTTTACTACTACAACGGAAAGTGGCAAGTCAACTACGAAAACGACAAGCTCAAAACTGATTACAAAACAGATTATCCGAAAAGCCAAACATCTCCCGGAAAAACGGTCTATAGCCCAAAAGGGCAACCGATTTTTGTTCCTGGCATAAGCATACCCCTTCCAGATAATGTCGCTAAAAATAAAATTAACGCTAAAAAAAATGCAGACAATAACGCCGCAAATAAAATAGCAAATGATAAAAATGCAATTTATAACAAAGTTTTGCAAACTGCGACAAATACTAAGGGAGGAGATTATTTACAACAAAAAAATAATTTAAAAACTATTGAAGACGAAGCCAAGAAGGCAACCTTTAAACAAGAAGATATTGACTCTTTATTCAATAGCTATAACACGTTTTACAAAAATGAAAAAATCGGTACCGGCTGGAACATAGATTTGGGAGCCAAACCTCCAGCTGGAACCTTTGATGCATCTTATTACTTAACTGAAAATCCTCAAGTTAAAGCAACTTGGGACGACGCGGTAAAAGCTGGCGACTTAGACATTACTGAGCAATATAAAAATGCAAATACATACGCTTTATATAACTATACCTGGGTGGGCAAACCAGCCGGCAAGCGTGGTAATAAAGCGGAAGAATTAAAAGCCGCCAAAGAATATATTGAAAAAAAACCTACAGACGCGGAAATTCAAGGTTTAAAAGAAAAACAGCTTGGAATTAGTTACGAGGCTTTAAAAAGTTCTACTCCTGGCACGCAATTAGAGGAGATTGCCAGCACCTCCTTGGGCGCTGATATCGTTAAAAAAACAAAACAATTTGGCGCTTTAACTCAAGCTGTGTTAAAAAATACTGTCAAAGAAATGCAAAAGGCAAAGGCTAAAGAACAGCTTTTGTCCATGATGGGAGGTCTTTCAGGTTTTCAGGAGTTATTAAATATTAACGAAACTCTGAGTGATTCTATTCTTGGAGATTCTGGTGTAGGTGGAATACTTGCGGTCACCAGTGGCAAAAAAGCCGAGGAGGGATTGCAAACTGCTCTTACAAAAATGAGTGGTGTCAACACGAGCACTGTATATAACTGGCAGCAATGGTTTGACAATAATTTGAAAAAACAATATGAAAAAGATTTAGAACTTGGTTTAACTACAAAAGAAGCTAAAGAACAAATTAATATTGAAGCAAATTTTGCAAAAGATTTTATTGAGCAATATCTTGTTCCACGGTTTAATCAATCACAAACAATTAGTGAATTTATTGAATACGTTGACGTTGAAGATAAAAATCAAAACCCATTTCAGACTCAAGACGTACTCAACGCAGCAGCTGAAGTTGGAGCTGCTCAAGCGCAGACATATCTAGACCAAATTAAAAGCATTCAAAACGCATACTTCAATGCCGACTTTTACTTTAATCCAAATGCAAATTTAAAATCAGAAGAAGTAAAACAGCTTGTTGGAAGTAAACAGCAAGAAGAATCTTATAAGAAACAGGCGGAAATTGTATCCGCAGATTGGGAAGATGCCAAACAACAATACAAAGCACAAAATGGATATTGGTACGCAAAAGCTTATCAGTATGGAGTTGACCCAACTGATAAAGAAGCATTTGCAAAATTGCATTTTCAGGTCAAGGGACAGTCGCAAGGCTTTGATGCTGCGGGAGATTTGTGGACCCCAGCCAAAGTCCAAGATTATATTTATTCAACAATTTTGCCCGCCATTAAAGACAAGGCTGGCAAAATGTCAATCTTTGGTGAATTTATTAAGCCTACCGAATTTGCGGATAATTTACTTTCTAGCGCTAAAGTAAACCCCAATGATAAATCTACTTGGGGAGACGTTTTAAAAACGTTTGGTCTGGATACTTTTGCGGGTTCTTATGATGATTTAAAAGGCTATATTGCCAATACGTTTAAAACTGTTTCTGCCGCAGATGTTAGCAAACAGATTAAAGAATTACAAAAGAAAGGTGTAAAACCAAGCCAAAAAAATCTTGGTGTTTTTTATATTGAAAAGCCAACAGATACCGCTGGCTCTCCTGAGGGAGAAACAGCTTTATATAAAACTTTCAAAAAATATGGTTACTCAGGAGATGAAGGAGAATTTTATCAAAAGTTTTTCCCCGATTTGGATTATGAAGAGCAGAAACTTTTAACAAAAGCTGGAGGCAAGGCGGGCGACCTGAAGTTTACAGGGCTTAGCACTAAAAATCCTATTGCTTCTCTGAGCGCAATTGAAAAATTAATGGGCAGTAGCGACGATGGAATTAGTGGAATTTTTTCGCTATCAGATAAAACGGAAAAAACGCCTCAAAGTTACTTCAAATTAGGATTAGAAGATGAAAAAGATATCTATAAGCCCAAAAGCGGCGCCTCAATTCTTGGGGAGTTCACATCTTTATTTAAAGGTTTCTAATGGCTGATAAACGCAAAAAAGCTGCCACTGCGGCAAAGATTGCCAAAGACAAAATGGCTTGTAATAAGCCGCAAAAAACCCCTGGGCATCCAACTAAAAGTCACGTTGTTAAAGCCTGTAAAGATGGTGAGGAAAAGATCGTTCGTTTCGGCCAGCAAGGCGTAAAGGGAGCTGGCAAGAATCCTCAGACAGCTAAAGATAAAGCAAGAAAAAAATCATATTACGCAAGGCATAACGCTCAGGATCCGAATCCTGACATCATGTCTGCTAGGTACTGGAGCCACAAGGTTAAATGGTAGATATTGCGCAGACGAGCGCGAGGCGCGATTTCCAGGTAAAGTGGTAAAGCCAGTTTCTTCAAATGATGGCCAAGCCCAAATCCAGCACTGCAATCAAAATTGAATCACGTCCCAAAAAAACCAGACAAGGACAAGGAATGAATTCAAAACCTAATCACGGGCGTAAAAAATTACGCGGTCAAGGTAATAAATAAATTGTGTATGATTGGGGGTAATAGGTTTTACCCCCAATGTCTGACGTTACTCGTGCGGTTACTTTAATTCGTAAGTACGAAGGCTTTAACGAAAAGGCATACCCCGATCCGTACACTGGAGCCGAGCCTTATACGTTTGGTTATGGCACGCAGTTTTATCCAGACGGTTCTCCGGTAAAACAAGGACAGCTCTGTGCAAAAGAAAAAGCTCTTGAATATTTATTTCACGAAGTTCATTTAATTGAAGGTCAGCTAGAAAAATTAAACCTAGGCTTGGATAACTACATGACTCAAGCCTTGATTTCTTTTATTCATTCAATTGGTTGGGAGCCCTTTCTTTACAGCGAAATCATCGATTGCCTGGATAGAGAAGATTACTTTGGCGCTACCCAGGTGATGAGCAGCTGGATTTTTGATGCAGATCATAAAGTTGTGGGGAATTTAATCGACCGCAGGCGAGAAGAAATTACATTGTTTCTCCAAGACATCGATGTGAACCCCTGGGCCTCCACGGAAATTTTGTTATGTGCATTCCGCAATTACACGGCCGCACCACACCAAATTCGTGCAATTCGCAACTTAGAAGAAAACATAAGTCCTTATGTACTGTCTCAATTTGCTAACGATTTTGACATTGACGGGTCCCCCTGGATGTCTTTTGCCGAGGAAGAACTCGATTCGATCTTTACCATGTAGTCTTAGAATACTTAAAGCTAAGGCTGAGAATTACATGGAGCGTTCAGTCGAACCACGAGAGTTTCAACTTCCTTTGGAACTGCAATTCTCCATGCGAAAGGCTGAGCTTGCCGCCCAAGAAATGACTTGGGATCAACTGTACTCAGCACTTTTAAACCTTTACCACCAACGCCTTATGGAGTGGTACGCCATTAAATCGTTAATGGCTGATGAAAATATCGAACTAGACTGGGACTTGCCCACCGACATTGAATTAGTTGAACTCGCCGCCAGTTGCATGGGTGACGACGAGGACGATGAAGACGAACTGCAACCGTTTTAAACTTCATCCAGCTCAATTAATCTACTGAGATACCACTGTGCCTTCTTTGTTTAATCTTCGAAAGTCAGTATTAGTCGATCCAGATACCAGCGACATTTATTTAAGTCTTCGAGTGGTTTTCCTTTCAGCATACAACGCCACAAGTACTTAGCGCAATTGCCCCGCAGGTATCCGCGATACTCCTCAGGAGTTAATTGAGCTTCAATTGCTTCAATGCATTCAATCCCACCATCGGTGTAGTGGCTGGGATGATTGACCACATCTTCTTGAGTTACTGGAGGATGCGGGGCTACAGTATTTTCCGCAGGGAAATTTGAATTGCGATCTTGTGTTAAAAAATCAGATTCTTTAAGAACATCAACAGCTTTTGCCCATGGAACCGGGCAAACCCCATCGACACATTCATTTGAAAACCCTGGAAGAGTAACAGTACTTACAGACGTACTGTAAGAATCTACCGGGTTAAACCACGGCGCTTTCGTGACATCTCGAGCATCTCCTCGGTCGGTTCCCCCAGCTCCAGTACCAGAGTCTTGGGACGAGGCGCTGCTCCCGCCTGGACCGCTTCCTCCATCGACGGAATGTAACCCGTCACGCCGGGCCTTTCCATCCCCTCGATGTTCAAAGGATTCCGTTCCATTCCCTGTTCGCATGCAACTAGACCCCGGTTGTACATGTCATATAAGGGTACATCATTTTCTTCGTTGGCGAGCGGTTGGCCAAAGTCTTCTTCGAAATCCAAACACCGGCACTCGACTTCGTCTTGTACAAAGCTATCCAGGAACCCTGCAGCGCTGTGATACATGATATTAAGGCTTGATTTATTCCTCTTACAATAATACTATGGCAAATTTCTTTGATCAGGATTATGATCCTCGGCTAGACGCTGCGTCGTCTGGCGTTGAAGTAACTGATTTGCGTCCGGAACAAGCCAGAGATGTAGATCTGCGACGCTTAGACCCAGACGAACGAGATTCTTTTTCTGATCGATTTAAACAATTTGGATACGAAAACAATCAGCCAGAGGCTCAAAAAAATGTTGCTTCTTACATGAAGGCAGCCAAGGCCGCTGGTGAGTACAGGACAAGAGCAGGTATCGCAGAACCTACCATTCGTGGACGCACCCCCAGGAATCCCGCGATTGTAGACGTTCAAAGTTTCGGGGTCCCGTTTGGCGGAACGGTTCTTCCCTCAATGGGAGATACGGTTGGAACGGCAGGCAGCACTAACTACGCGAACAAACCAGGGCGGGCCTTTGGGAATATTTAATCAAACCTGAGAAAAAACAACTTCTGGCGGTTGGTCTTGATATTTTCCTTTACGATCTTGGTAACTAACCTCACAAGGTAATCCTTGGTAAAAGAGCAGTTGAGTAATTCCTTCATCGGCATAAATGCGATTAAAAAGGCCAGTGCAGTTGCTAATTTCTAACGTCAAGTAGCCTTCCCAACCACTTTCGGCTGGCGTAATATTTACCAGGATTCCTGAACGAGCATAGGTCGATTTGCCCACAGCAACCACAGTGACATCCCTGGGGAGCTTCAACCGCTCTTTAGCGACTCCGAGACAATATCCGTACGGCGGAAGAAGAAAGTACTTTCCACGCTCATCCTCGAGCAATGCAGCGGGTTTTAAAATTTCAGGATCAAAGTTCTTTGGATCACAATCCCCAGCTTGAACTTTGCCAAAAATTAAACATTGGCTTGGCGACAGGCGAATGTCATAGCCGTAGGAACTAAGGCCATAGCTCAACAACCTACGACCGTCCTCTTCACTCACTACGTGATTGACAAACGGTGCAATCATCGCCTCTTCTTCCGCAAGTTTGCGAATTTGCCAATCTGCGAGTACGGACATTGTTTCAATCAATCGTTGTTCAGTATACAAAAATCAGTACAAAAGCCGTCCTTTTTCTTGATAAATGTCAATAAATTTTTCAGTGCATTCCGTGGCTCGATCCATGGGCGGCAAATAAACCAAAAACGAAGTACAGGTTGTGTGCGAACTAATACCCTCGCTTGTGTTTTTTAACAAACTAGGTGCAGTCTTGAGAATGCACATGGGAAAATCAAAGATATTTTGTTCGTAACGAATCATGTCAGGGCAGTTTGTAAAGTACAAACCCTGGGTAATCTGCCTGGTTGACCAGGATTTATACAGCTTTCGAAACCAAACGGCATGAGAAGAGATCAACGTCGGAGACGTGGCGCGAGTCATCTTCCATCTTTGATTCTTCTTATCCCAAAAGTACGCCCCACTTGGTGGAAATAAATAAACACTCCCATGCCACTGCTGGCAATTAAGACCATCCTCCACAGGGGTAAAGTATTCTTTTGCTTCCACGTAGCTGTTTGCTACATGTGAGCTTGCGACATCCAGGTCAATGCCTTCCAGCAAGGCATGAGCGGAAGCAATTAAGTCATAATTCGTAATTAACTCACGATCTTCAACGTGAGAGCGAATATTTTGAATTGGCATTACGAATCAGTGACCACGTTGTAGTCGATTTCCGAATAACGGATGCCCTCTTTGTCATTGATGAGATAACCAGCCTTTTCCGCAGGATCAATCTTTTGGGCCGCGTCTAAAATTCTTCGAAAGGTCTCGGCCAGATCACCGTTGTTTTCGCGTTCGCACTCTTCTTGCGCTGCGTGCAACTCTTTGAGCGTCAAAAAGAACATTGATTTTGACATGTTTTCTGGTTGAAAGACCATGACGCCAGGCCCTTCGTGTTCCCAGAACTTACAGTAGTGTTGCCCCATGTCACCAAGAATCAACCGGATGGTGGCATCAAGCATCTTGGCTTTTGTCTCATCAAAATCGTTGCCGAGCGCCGCAGCAATCAGTTTTTCCCGACGATTCATACTTCCAACAATCCCTGGCGAGCTAAAGATTCAATCAGTTTATCGGTCGGCTGGTATAAAACGACCATTTTTCCAAGAATTCCTCGTTTTTTTATCAGTTTCCCTTGGCCATCCCTCATCTTTTCTAATTCTCCAGAACGGATCAGATACTCGGCTACGCATCGCAATCTCCGTTTAAGAGGCAATTCTGCTTGTGGAAATTTACCGCAGATTGTGTCCGGCTTCAAGTCACGAAACGCCAGTCGCAATCTATTAGCCAAAGTCATGCCGGAATTCGCATCTTCTTCTTCATAATTTTTTAAGTTTTCGAGGTATCTACGTACGCAACCAACGTCAAAAGATCCTTCGGGTGGTATAAACATACTAAGCTGCAGCGCCAGGGACTCTGGGAGTAGCTCTTGGTAGTTTTCAAGATCTACATCATTTATGTCAAAGCCCTTAAAGCGATGAGCCATGGTTATTCAGGGTTAACCTCGCGTAATACATACATGTTTGACTTTGGTTTCCGATAATCAGCAAGGGTTAATTCCGGGTTTTTAGCGAAAGAACGGACCAAATTGTTCCAAGGGATCCGAATGATTGCTTTTTTGTTGGGGTTGGGAGACGCATTGACGTAATGCAAGCCTTCAACCCAGCCCTTATCTGGACTTTTCCGTCCCATTGCCATCCAGTTCCGTAGTGTCTGATCTGAAACCCCCAGGCGCCTGGCACATTCTTCGGTCGAGATATATTCATCGGCATATGCTTCGGGATTCAGGCGATCTGTTTCTCCCTCCGAATAACGGCTGTGCCACATGGAAGCCAAGATATTTCGGATTCCCTTTAGTTCTGCTGCTATATCTTCTAAGCCTTTGCGGATTCCGTGATTCATAACGCCAAATGTTTTGCTTAGATGCTAACGTGTGAGAAAACAGTTTGCTCAAATGGAAGACCAAATTCCAGCTAGTCAGCCGCCGATGCCGCCCCAGATCACACCAGAACAACTTGAGGCAATGAAGGCGCGTGCCAGGGAACTGGCAATTCAACAAACCTTGGCAGAACAAGCAAGTCTTCAGCGTCCCACAGGGCAACAAGCCCAAATTGTTTATGTTCGTCGCAACTTTACAGTTGCAGAATTGCTGTTGGTCATCCTTTTATCTTGTGGAATTGTAACCGGAATTCAATGGAGTTGGAATACTATTTCCAATTTGCTTCCCAAAATTGAAATTAAGGTTCGCTAGAAAAAGAGATTTATAATTAAAGGTAAGAGTATGGCGTAAAAGTAGGTGTCGAACAGACGGATTTCCGAATTTCCATTTATTAATGGTGTCGCCATTAATGAACAGGACCTGCTTACGCTCGTCCACGTCTTTGAGGTGGACCCCACACTTCGTAATAAGAAAATTACTTTTACCGAGTTTAGGAATTATTTAGATCAATATTACGTAAACATCAGTGGCGAAACAATTTTCGGTGACATTACTATCACTGGAAATCTTACCGTTAGTGGCGCCACCTCTCTTAATACTGTCACTAGTTCTGGCCTTGCCACCTTCAGCGGTGTCGTTGTTCAAAACAATCTGACTGCCACAGGCCAGATAAGCGGTGCAATTATTACCGGAGATACGGGACGTTTTTCAACCTTAACCGGAATCTCAGGCGTCTTCACTTCACAGTTATCAGGAGCCACGATTACTGGAGATACGGCTCTTGTTTCTAATATCACAGGCGTTTCGGGTGTATTTACATCCCAGCTCAGTGGCGCAACCATTACAGGCAATACAGCCCTTGTGAGTTCCATAACGGGAGTATCGGGCACATTTACTAACACAATTAGTGGGTCGACGATTACAGGTGATACCGTTCGTGTAAATACCTTAACTGGAATCTCAGGCACTTTTACATCCCAACTTTCGGGTGCAACTATTACCGGCAATACGGCTCTTCTTACATCTCTTACAGGAGTAAGCGGCGTATTTACTTCCCAGATTTCTGGAGCAACTGTAACCGGAGACACCGCACAATTTACATCTCTCACCGGTGTTAGCGGAGTTTTCACTACTCAACTTTCTGGGGCCACAATTACTGGCGACACTATCCAGGCGATTTCAATCACAGGTATTTCCGGTGTTTATACGACGCAGTTGTCGGGCGCCTTAATTACCGGTGACACTGCTAATTTCACGACGCTTACCGCAGAAACAGCAACGATCACCACCGGAATTGTTAAGCAAAATATCACTGTTACAGGCAATATTGAAACCAGCGGAACACTCACCGTTGACCAAACTGCAAGCATTGCGTCCGGACTAACGGTTTCCACCGGAACCATTAGCGGCGTCAACTTTATTGCGACTAGCGGCACATTCACCGATCAAGTGTCTGGCGCGACTGTGACCGGAGACTTCGGCAAATTTACCAACATCACTGGTGTTTCTGGCGTTTTCACAACTGAGGTTTCTGGTGCCACGGTAACCGGTCAGATCGCCAAGTTCTTGTCGGGTGAATTTGTAAACCTCACCGCGATTAACCAAACTTTTGCCGGAGACCAAACGATCAGTGGTAATTTTACTGTTCTGTCTGGTTTATTTATTTCCGGTCAGAGCTTTTTCAACAATAATATTACGGTTACCGGTAACATCAGTGGCCAGACAATTACAGGAACAGCCGTTCAAGCAACAAATATCACCGGGGTTAATGTTGTTGGAACTACTTTAGTTTCTGGTGCAACCGTCACCGGAAACGCCGGACAGTTTACAACTCTCACTGGTGGAACTGCAGGGTTTACTACCGTTACTGGCACAACCGTTACAGGTACAACGGCAAACTTTGTCAGCGGAGTTTTTACAGGTCAAGTTTCTGGTGCGACCGTTACGGGAAATACGGGCTTGTTTACAGATATTACTGGTAGTACACTTCATATAACAACACCTTCAGGCGCCACTGCAGCTATTGTATGCTCTGGGGTTGTTTCTGGTAGCACCAACGGCTTTATTATTCAAGGTCCGTTGATTATCCTTCCGTAAGTTTTTCGGTTAAAATAAAGAAAAAGTAGCGAAGACAATGCCGTACGGTATTATAAAAGTCGACACCATTACGTTCACTTCCGGTGGAACGGACGTAAGTGTTCCGATTTCCGGCCTTGTTCAAAACCCAACTTTTACTGGTAATGCAACCGTTACCGGCACGCTGACTGCAACCAATATTCTTGGCACGACTCTTGTTTCCGGCGCAACCGTCACCGGAACTGCCGGACAGTTTGGAACATTAACTGGTAATACTGCAGGGTTCACCACGGTCACAGGTGCGACTGTTACAGGAAACGCAGCACAATTTACTACCGTCACGGGTGGTACCGCCGGGTTTACAACAATCACCGGCGCGACTACTACTGGC